AAAGAAAAACCATCGGCTGAGTTCAAGAGCTCAGCTGATGTCATTAAGGCATTATCAGACAGCAGAAAGAAGGCAAAAAAGAAAAAGAAGAAATAATGGGGAGGATTGAAAATGCAGACTGAAAAAGAATGCATTATCTGCGGGAAGTTATTCATTCCGTACCGGCAAAATAATAAATGCTGCAGTAAACAATGCTCAAAAGTCAATAAAGACAATTATACCAAAGAGTATATACATACTTCAGCATTCAAAGAGCGGAATAAGGTCCAGAACCGGAAAAGACTGAAGCAGATATTCTGTACAGTATGCGGAAAAGAAATCGAAAAAGAGGAAACCAGCAACGGCAGGATAAGCAGGAAAACGATGCATGACAGCTGTGTGATATATGATTGCATACAGACGCTCAGATCAGGGAAAGCATTAAGTGAAAAACAGTATGAGCGGCTGAGAGCAAGAGGATATGATATGCATGATATTCGTGAAGAAGCGTTTTCCACTCAGATGGAAGGTGGATGCGTTGACATGTAGAAACTGCCGTAACTGGTGGCTTAATTGTCTAGAACGTTCCAGAGAATACACTTGCAGGGATTTTATTTATTTTGATGGAGGGAATGATAATGAAAGCATTGGCAGCACCAATCAAAAGCCAGATAAGAAGAGTTCAGGAAGAAGTATGGGACGTATGCATGGAGGCAATAGGGGACAACATTGCTCTGGTTCTCATCGTTCTGAATGAAGAATTCGGATTCGGTGAGAAAAGGCTTAAGCAATTCCTTGATGTATTCGTTGCAACGCAGAAAGAATATGATCTGAAGTATGAAACATCTCCTGTGATTAAGGAAGTGCTGAACACTAAGATAAAACAGTTTGGATTCGACAGGGATTATGTATACGGACATAAAGACATACATACAGAGAAAAGGATAATACGGCTGAAAAAAGAAAGCACAATGCCGTCAATTGCGGAAATCTATGAAGGCAAGAAACAGATTGAAGCTATGCAGAAATTATTGAGGGGTGAATGATATGGGAGTATGCAGAGGATTTATATGTACAAGACCGTTTGCAGACTGTGACAAAGTCAATCATATATGCAAAGAATGTGAGCATTACAAGTGCAGCAACTGCACATATGATTCAGAAGGAACATGCAGAAAGGAAGTCAAAGATGAACGAACAGCAGGAAAAGATATCGGAGTGGCTGAACCGTGCATTTCACACGGAATCGAAAATAAAAGCACTTGAACTTGTGAGAGAGAAAAACAAAGCACTTGCATTGAGGTGTTCATCTTCCGGCGGAAACGGTGGATCTTCGGGAGGACATGAAAACAGTCAGGAAAAGATTCTTATTGAGATATGCGAAAATGATAAGGAAATAAGAGCGGAAATACAGTTACTCATAGAACAGCGAAAAGAGATATCAGCAGTAATACATTCTCTTGAAAACGCAGAATATGAGGCAATACTCGATATGAGATATCTTGCATACAAGAAAACTCATGAGATAGCAAATGAATTCCACTACGACAGGAAAACAATACAGAGAAAGCACAAAGCGGCTCTCGACAGGATAATTGAAAAAAAGATGTCCTTGAATGTCGCACTTACTCTGTGATATAGTATATACATAGAAATCCGGACGGAAGGATTGTTGAGGCGACAATGAACGGATTTCCTCAGATTTCATTCCGGAGATCTGAGCTTTTCTCCTTCCGAAACGCTTCACGCTTTTTCAGGATTTTCAAGAATTCAAGGGCATTTTGATTGGCAACTCCTTATGAATCAGAACACAAGAACGTACCTGTTCACTTATGATCAGGTGCGTTTTTGTATTATCCGGAGGTTTTGATATGTTAAAGGCATGTAAATACTGTGGAAAAATCCACAAAAGAGCTGAAATATGTGATAAAAAACCTGTGTTTCAGCGTGGAGATAAAGAAGATCGTTTCAGATGGACACAGCAATGGAAAGACAAGAGAAAAGAAATTAAAGAGCGTGACAGATATCTGTGTCAGGCATGTCTGAATAATCTGCCTGGCACAACAAACAGGCTTAATTCAGAAAATCTGTCTGTGCATCACATAAGACCGCTCAAAACCAACTATGACTTACGTCTTGACAATTCAAATCTGATAACTTTATGTGATTTTCACCATGAAGAAGCAGAAAAAGGAGCGATTTCTGTCGAGACGTTGCTCAGAATGATCCCCCCATAGGTTTGTGACTGAAATTTCTGACGCATCACGACACCGACACCAGCCCTCTGTAGATAAAATATTCCCTAAATGGCAAGTTATATTATGAAAATATTGCGTAAAGGCGGTGAAAATGCGTGGCAAGACCTGCGAAAAGTGCGAATGTCACATCGAAACATCTGACAAAAGCTGAAAAAGATGCAAAGCTTGCAGCTGAAAGTCAGGTCAAAGGAAATGCTGACAAGATCAGAGCACCTTCCTATCTTTCAAGGACTCAGAAGAAAATATTCAAGAACATTGTCAACGAACTGAAGGCATCTGCTATTCTCGGAAATCTGGATGTATATGTTCTTGCTGAGGCTTCGATTGCTATTGACAGAATGCAGGACATTGAAACGATGATTAATGAGAAGCCTGAACTGATCACAAACATCAACATCATGTCTACCAAGGATAAATACACAAAAGCCTTTTTCAGATACTGTAATGAGCTGTGTTTATCTCCTCAGTCACGTGCGAAGATGGCTAATATCAATATGCAGGCTAAGAAAGATGAAGAAAACCCACTCCTGAAAGCCCTGATGGAAGATGATTAAGGAATCAAGAGCGTATAAGTATGCTGAATGGTGTGCAGATGATAAAAACAGCTATTATGTCGGAAGATATGTAAGGAAACAATGCCGGTTATGGGTAAGGATTGCCGATGGCATTGATCCTGAAGCATATATCGATGAAAAACAGCTTAAGAAGATAACAAAGATTCTGAAGCTGATAATTCATCCGGACCTTAAACTGCCGATGCTGTTAGCACTTGAAGATTATTCTATGCTGTTCATCATAGCTCTCTTCTGTACCAGAAACAGAAGGAACAGTACAAGATTCTATAAGACAGGAATACTTGAAATAGCGAGAAAGAACTTTAAGACCTTCACGGCTGCGGTCATTTTTATCATCGGCTTACTCACTGAGGAGAAATTCGGACGTTTTTTCTCAGTTGCACCGGACTTATCTCTTTCATCAGAATTGCAAGTCGCAATTAAGAAGATAATTAAGTCAAGTCCGTGTCTGAACGATGACAAGATATTCAAGATGCTTCGTAAAGAAATACGATGTAAGATAACAGAATCGGAATATACTCCTCTGGCATACAGCCAGGATAAAATGGACGGTAAGCTTGCAAACATGTTTCTTGCTGACGAATGCGGAGCGATGGATAATTATCCGCTTGAAGCAATGCGTTCCTCACAGATAACACTTCCGAATCCTCTCGGCATTGTAATAAGCACTCAGTATCCGAATGATGACAATGCAATGCTTGATGAAATCGACGAATCAAAGAAGATCCTCGACGAATTGATTGAATACAACAGAACATTTGCTCTGCTGTATGAGCCGGACGACGAGCTTAAGACCGGTGATCAATGGATGACAAATGATTCGATTCTGTATCAGGCCAATCCCGTATCAATCAAGTTCGAAAGAATGCTCGAAGCACTTAAGGAAAAGAGAGCACAAGCAATACTTTATGAGAACCGACGTGAAAACTTTCTGTGTAAGCATTGCAATATTCAGTATAAAGGACTCGGTATCGAGGGATATATTGATGTCACAAAAGTAAAACAGTGCCTCTCAGATGTTCCGGACGAATTCTGGAGCGGAAAAGAGGTGTATATCGGTCTTGACCTTAGCCAGACCGATGACAACACGTCAGTTGCAATGGTTACATTCTTTGACGGGAAGATATACGGCAAGGTATGGGGCTTTATTCCGAAAGAAAAGCAGGAAATCAAGTCGAAAAATGAAAAAGTCGACTATCAGAAACTGATTGACGCAGGAAACTGTTATGCATGCGGTGATGAAGTAATCGACTACCGTTTTGTTGAAGAATTCATTCTGAGCTTAAGAGAAAGATACGGAGTTGAGATCAGACAGCTCGGATTCGACAGATACAACGCTATATCTTCTGTGCAGAAGCTTGAAGCGGCTGAAAATCCGATCGAATGCGTTGAAATCAAGCAGCATTCAAGCGTATTGCATCGACCTACAAAGTTGCTTAAAGAGCAGATACTCAGCAGATTGTTTGTATATTCAGATAACCGAATGCTTGAAATCAACTTTCAGAATGCCAGATGCACACAGGATACGAACCTTAACAAGTACGTCAACAAGAAGAAATCAAAAGGCAAGGTCGACATGGTTGTGTCTCTCATTAATGCATTGTTCTTGCTGCAGGTCAATGTTCTTGATATGGCTGAAAGTGATTGGGGCTGTCAGATAGATTAAACGAAAGGCGGTGAATAAAGTGGGATTGTTCAAGAAAAAGAAAATAGAGCAGAGAGCGGAAGAAGATCGAAGTGATGTTCTTTCGCTTTTTTCAAATGAAGACACAGTAACAAGAAAAGATACCTTGCAGGTTCCGACGGTAGCAGCGTGTATAAGCAAAGTGTCTGAAGCAGTGTCTATGCTTCCGGTCAGGCTGTACAGAAAGACTGAAGGAAAGCCGGAAGAAGTGGTTGAGGACCAGAGAACGAAGCTTCTCAATGGTGATACAGGTGACACACTGAATACAGTTGAGTTCTGGAAGGCAATGATTTCTGACTATTACACCGGAGCAGGCGGCTGGGCATACATAAACAGCTCAGGCATAACTGTTAAAAGTATTCACTACGTTGACTGTGACAATATCAGCATACTCCAGAACAATGATCCTATTTTCAAGGAATTCAAAGTTCAGGTAAACGGACAGATGTACTATGATTTCAAGTTCATCAAACTTCTGAGAAAGACTAAGGATGGATATACAAACATTCCGATCCAGGAAGAGAGTAATGAGATTATTTCAGCTGCATATAACTCACTGAGGCTTGAAACGGCTATGAGTCAGGGATCCGGATGCAAAGGAGGATTCCTTAAGTCAAAAAACAAGCTTTCGAGAGATGCAATTGACGCCATTCGTGAAGGATATACGGCATTGTATGACTCATTCAACAAGCGAAAAGGGCGAAAAGTTCTTGTCCTTAACGACGGAATGGAATTCCAGGAGATATCCTCAACATCAGCAGAAATGCAGATGAATGAAAATAAACGTACAAATTCAATTGAAATATGCAAATTATTCGGATTTCCTCATACGATCATCGACGGCGGGGCATCCGAGGAAGACAAACGGCAGTTTATTCAGGCTGTCACAGGTCTGATTAACCAGATAGAGACGGAACTGGATAAGTGTCTTTTGCTTGAATCAGAAAAAGAAAGCGGATATTATTTCGCCTTCGATACAAAGGAGCTCATGCGTGGATCAACAAAAGAGCGGTACGAAGCATATGAGATTGCATTAAGAAACCGATTCCTTCAGATTGACGAAATCCGAAAGGAAGAGGACCGTGAACCGATGGGATTCAACTACATAGCACTCGGACTTGGCGATGTCCTTCTTGATCCGACAACAAACAAGATATTTACTCCGAACACAGGTCAGATATCACAGCTCGATGAAATGAGAGCTTCTGATGATCAGCCAAGAGATGAAAAAGGAAGATTTGCGCCGACTGAAGGCGAAGGTTCTTCTTCAGAATCTGTTGACAAAAGCAGTAAAAGTGATATAATAAAATCAAGGGATAATGTTGAAATCGGAACTCAATTCTTTGCTGAAAAAGATATTTCAAATCAAGACTCTAACTCTTTAAAAAGAGCAATGCGAAAGTACGAAAAGAGAATAAGTGAGCATCAGGATAAAGTCAATAATCCTGAAAAGCATGTTCCTGATTGGGATAATTATTCAGATGCAAAGAAAGCAGGTCTGATTAAGCACTGGAATAAAGAAATTCGAAATTTTCAGGAATCTATTGATAACAGGATATCTGAACTCAAAGAAAGAGGGGATTACGATGAATAAAATAACATATAGTGAACTCGAATTTATCGTTAAAAGAGTTCTTCAGAATGCAACTGATGCAGCCGAAGAAGATGACGGAACCGATTTTTTTGACGGAAAGAAACTTGCATATTACGAAATACTCGATACGATCAAAAGTGAATTCATTGTCAGAGGAGTTGACCTTAAACCTTTGGGGCTCGATATATGCCTTGAATCACTCTTGTAATCTCTGATTAATTAAATAACCCGCAAAGCGTATGCCGAATTTACGGTATGCGCTATTTTTATACCATTTTGGAGGTGAAAACATGAAAATCGAAGTAAGAGCTGACGGAGCGCATATCAGCGGATATGTGAACGTCACAGGGAAAATCTCTCGACCTATTCCAAGTCCGAACGGGCAGTTCGTGGAAACAGTCGATGAAAGAGCATTTGCAAATGCAATTGCTAAGAGTGGAAACATCACAGTTACTGTTGATCACGATTCCACTCATGTGTACGCAGAGACAAGGGACGGTACGCTTCAGCTTGAAGAAGATGCTATCGGGCTTAAGGCAACTGTACTTATCAAGGACCAGACAATTATCGAGGCTGCCAAAAAAGGCAAGATAAGAGGATGGAGCTTCGGTATGTATAATGTTGTCGATGAGATGGAACAGAGAGCAGATCAGCTTCCTCTCAGGCACATCAAAGACATGTATCTTGACCATATCACATTAGTTAAGGACAAGTTCCCATGTTATGCGGCAACATCAGTCGAATGCAGAGCAGACGGCGAGGTCAGCGTAGAATGCAGAGCACTTGACACAGGTGTTGAAATTGAAGTTGAAAAGCAGAAAATTGACTATGCAGAATACAAGGAACGTATTCAGAAATTAGAAAAGAGGTAAATTATAATGAACAGAATCAAAAAATTACTTGAAGTCAGAGCAAAAGCACTTGAAGAAATCCAGAACATTCAGGTTACAGCTGAAACAGAAGAAAGAGCACTTACAGAAGAAGAAATCAAGAAGTTCAATGAACTTGAACAGAAAATCAGAAACATTGACGCAACAGTTGATTTTGAAGAACGTGCAGCTTCAATGACAATGATCGAAAAAGTAACTACAGAAGCTCAGCCACAGCAGGAAGAACTCGACGAAAGAGCATTTGAAAACTACGTAATGGGACGTGCTGTTGAACTTCGTGCAGGTGAACAGAATCTTACAATGAGCGGCAACGGTGCAATTGTGCCGGTATCGATCGCTAAGAGAGTTATCAAGGTTGTTAAGGACATTTGTCCTATCTTTGCAAATGCAATACATTACAACGCAAAAGGCACTATCAAGGTACCTGTGTACGGCAAGTCAAACACAACTCATGATATCATGGTTGCATATCAGGAAGAATTCACGGCAATCACTGCAGATGTCGGCAAATTTACTTCAGTAGATCTCGGCGGTTACCTTGTAGGCGCACTCTCTCTTATCAGCAGATCACTTGAAAACAACAGCGTTTTCTCAGTTGTAGAATTCATTATCAACGAAATGGCTGAAAAGATCGCAGAATTCCTTGAAGGCGAGTGCCTTATCGGAACAAACGGAAAAGCTCAGGGTGCATGCAGCACAACAAATGTAATTACGGCAGATTCAACAACAGAAGTTACAGCTGATGAACTTATCGACCTTCAGCTTAGTGTCAAGACTCCATACCAGGCTAATGCATGCTGGACAATGAACGCAGAAATGCTCAGAAAGATCAGAAAGCTTAAAGATAAGGAAGGAAGATACCTTCTCATCAGCGACGTTACAAAGGAATTCCCGTATATGCTCCTCGGAAAGCCTGTTAATCTCTCAGATAACATGCCGATTCCTGCAGCGGGTGCAACAACTATCCTTTACGGCGATTACTCAGGTCTTTCAGTCAACATGAGAGAAAGCATCACTATTGAGGTTCTCCGCGAAAAATACGCAGAGCTTCATGCATACGGTGTAATCTCATGGTTTGAATTCGATTCTAAGATCAC